GGTCTAATCCAATCAATAAGTTCTATTCCTAATTCTTCTTTATACCAATCTCTACATAAACTCCAACAATCAGTAACACCCCAGACCCATTTTCTGCCAATTAGAGGTGCTTTATAACCACATGGTTCGCAATACTGCCAATCTTTTAGCTGTGGCTGTACTATCCACCATTTTAAATCTGACTTTTCACAAGCAACTCTATCTGCTTCACTCGGTTTTGCACTTGTAACTGGATGACTATGAACAACACCAACTATCTCTCCTTCATTATCTTCAATTCTTACCCAATCATCAGCATCAATAATAAATTGATCTGACGGATCAAACGCTAAATTTTTACAGGGAAAATAAACTTCTTTTCCTTTTTTAATAACTAAAAGACCACAAGATTCTCTTGGTTGTTCTTGTATTGCGTGTTCTAATGCTTTATCTTGCCAAGTCATGCGAAAAACGATCCAACGCCAGGAAAATCTTGAGGTAGCACCTGCCGTTTTGGTAATCGTACTCCATCAAGATCAAAACTAGCACTTAATTCAAATTCTACTCCATTTCTGTTTTCTGCAACTTTTCTATCTATAAAAAATATTTGAGTTGCAAATGTAGCAGTAGGATCAGGTGTACCAAATGGATTTATACCAGCCTCCATATCTATTAAACTTCCATTTTCTTGCAATAAAAAATTACCATCTTCTAATAAAATATCACCACCAAGAAAATTAACATTATCAATATATCTGCTCAAAGTTCTAATACGAGTAACTTTTGCTCCTTCTAAACCTTGAGGTAAAGTTAATATTAAAGTTGTAAATGTTCCTAAAATATTAGAAATAGATAAGCGAGGTCGAGGTAATTTTTTAGAAGTAAAATCAAAACCAGTAGCCTGTATTGGCATCCGTGTATATTGATTACCAGCAAAAATTACGTCTTGGTTTTCATTAGTGTTTACTCCATTATGAAAATAGTAAACTGTATTAGAACCATGAATAGCAGTTATTAACTCAAGTTGAAAAAGCTCAATAATACTACTTGGATTTATTTTTTGTAACTCTGATACAGGACTTGTCATTAAGGTTCAAATACTTGTTGAAAAACCATACTTAATCTAGCTCGATTAACATAAGGAATTGATTTACTCCATCTAAGACATACCCATTTATAAGCAGCACCACTTCCTGGTGGTTGCCAATCAAAAGAAGCACCATCTTCTGCTCTAGCCTCAAGAAATGCCTCTATAACATCAGAATCTGCTTCACTAACATCAAAATTAAGTGACCAAACATATGGAATTGTATTTAATCCAAATTTAATTCTATGTTGATAGCCATCATTAAACTGAGCAATATTTATTTTTGGTGTTGTAGTCTTACGAGCTTGATAAGTAGGACTGATTGAGGGAAAAGTAGCCATTATCCTAATAAACCTCCTGGGCGTCTTTCTTTAATCAGTTCTGCTTGAACTGCTGCTCCTATTAATCTACCTAACTCTTCTCCACCTGACTCATCACCTTCAACTGAACTGTTAGAAGCATCTACATTCACAACAACACTTGTCGTACCACCAAAAGCATTATTTGGTGTAATCATTCCCGATACACCTGGACTAAACAACTCAGGACCACGTTCTCCGACAATGTAACTATTACCACCTTTTACTGGTCCACCATTTGCTCTGTTAAAATCAGCTATCGTAACTTCACCTGGTGTTGCTGCGGTAAAACCTTTACCCGCAAAAACATCACTACCTCCACCACCAAAAGAACCAGCAATTAATCCTAAAATTCCTTTTGTTATCTGAGTAGAAACCATTTGTGCAGCCATATCTAAGAAATGATCTGCTATACGCATAAACATACTTCTAAACGCATCCTGTACTGTCATTGTTCCTTTTATTATTCCTTTAAATGAATTTTCAAACGCACTTTCAAATGCTTTAGCAAACTCTACTGCTTGAAATCTCGCATCATTAAATTTTGCCATTTCTTTATTTAAGTCAACCAATGCAGCTTTTACAGGATCAGCCATAATTATTGATTGATTCAATAATTCTTCACTAATTTGTTTTTGAATATTAAGTTTATCTAATTCAAATTGAACTTGATTTCTTGCTTCATCAGTTAAAAGACCTGATAGATTTTTTTCTTTAACTGTAATTTGTTCATTTATTTTTGCTAAATCAATTCTTTTCTTTAATACATCTAAATCTTCATTTCTGAATGTCAAACTCTTTTGTTGTATTTCTAATTGACTTTGTAATGTAGACAATTCAAAATCTCTTCTTTCTTTAATTAATTTTTGTAAATCTTCATTAGCAAAGTTTCTTGTTCCTTCTGTACCACCTAAACCTATTTTATTCATTTCCTGTTCAAATATTTCAAAGGCTCTTGCTTTAACTTCAGGTCTATCTCTAAATTCACCCTCTTTACTAAAACTTTCCATAAAAAGATCACGACCCGCCCCAAAAAAGTCTAAGAATGGATTACCAGTTTTTTTGCCTCCAGGTTGATTAAATGTGTTGGCCTTTGCTCTAGCTTCTTTTACAGCTTGTGACTGTGCCTCAGTTTTTAATCCACTAACAGTTTGAAAACCTAATGCCCTGTTAATTTTTTCTAAGAAAAATGTTAAAGGTCCAGCTATAAACAAACTCATACCTGTTCCTAATTTTTGTAATTCATTTTCAAATCTTATAGATTCTTCTGATAAAGAATCTAAAGTTTTTTTATTTGTTCCAAATGTATTATTAAATTGATCTAAAACTTGTTGTGCTGCTACTGCTTCAAGTCCTAAACTCTTCAAAGTTGCAACGGTATCTGCAAAAGGTGTATTTGCTGCACCTAATTTTTGAATAAGTAAATCAATATTTTCTATAGGATTTCTTAATGCCTTACCAAGCTCAATTGCTGATTGAGCCAACTTATCAAATTGAGCACCTACTTGAGTACCAACAAGAGATAATGCGAAGCCAAACTGACCACCCATTAATCCACCTCCAGCACCTCCAGTAAAACCACCAGCAGAAGCACCAAGACCTTGACCAAATAACAAAGGAAAAGCTCCACCAATTAATGCACTAGAACCTACTTGATTTCTTATTCTTCTATCTTCAGCAGTTCTGCCTCTCATAAATCTTCTAAATCTACCACCAGGTCTTTCAGCAATCCTTTGTCTAATATCTCTAGCTTCAGACCGCATTTGTCTACTAATTTTCCCTTCTTTAGTATTTTCTCTCAATAAATTTCTTTGCTCTTCTAAAGCCCTATTCATCTCTTTAATTCTTCCAGTTACATCTTTATATTCTTTTTCTGATATATCTAACTGTTTTCTTACACCAGTTAAAGTATCTAAATATCTTTCAATAGCACTAATAGTATTAGCAGGAGCAAAGTTTAAAAGCGTTGATATATCTGCATTGCTAAAACCAGTTACACCAGGAACATTTTTAGAACCCATTGCACCAAATGTAGATGCTGTGATCTTTGCACTTTCATTAAATCTTTGAAGAGATTTAAGCTGTGCTGAAAAATTTAATTTTGTAAAACCAGCAGTAAATAACGCAAATTTTTCATTTGTAATACCAACAGAAGCAGCAACATCTTTCATTCTTGTTGCTAATTCTCGTGTTGATACAATACCTTTTCTATTTGCAGACTCAGAATTTAATAAACCTCTGGTATATTTTTCAAAATTATGTTGAGCAAGTTTTGTGGCATCTGCAAGTTCTTTTGTTTTTGCAATCGCTGCATTTGAAAATGGACCACCAGATCCTGGGCCTTTACCTGTCTTTTTTGATAATTGATCTAATTCTTTAGTTAAAGATTTAACTTTTTTATCAGCAAGAGTTAAATTCTTTTGTAACTTTACTAATTGTTCGTCTTTAGTCCTGACATTAATATTAATTCCGTACTCTGCTGCCATTTACTCGACCCAATAAATTACTTCTATCTTACCGCCTTCTGGGTTTCATGGCTTGTTTTTTTTGCACTTGTTCTTTATATTTCTCTTCTTCCTCATGTTTTAATTCAAAAAATGCAGCCCAAGATACTAATTCTTCCTTAGTTAAATTTGCTGTAAGTTGTTTTAATGTCATTCCTAACTCTTTAGCTAAAAAGAACATAAAATACCAATCTTTGTTAGCTTTTTAATGCTGCTTTCGCTTCCTCCACTTTTAATTCATCACCAGATGTCATCATTGCCATTTGTATATCTTGCAAAATAGTTGCATTTACTTCTCTTCTTAATGATGCCTTATGACCATCTTGAAATAATCTTTTGCCATCTTCATCTAATGCTTTTTCAATCATAAGATTTAAAGCAAATTCATTTCCATCATCTGCTTTTGATTTTGCAACTATTGATTCTCTTTCTGCAATAGTTAATGGATGCCAATAAATTTCTAATACTGTTTCTTCTCCATCTTTTAATTCATATTTATATTTTTGGCTAACACCAAACTTGTTTCTGAGGAGTTCAATCGCTTCCATAGTATTTTAATATAATATTTATATTATACTTATATTAGGCATTTGCTGTAAATTGACAAGAAATAATTCCTATAAAATGACTTCTATCCTCTATTTGTAACATAGTTGGACCATTTATATCTGCCACTCTTGGAGTACAACTAAATGTATCAGTATAGTTAGAAGCATTAACAGAAGTAAGTCCATCAATAACAGATTCACTTATAGCAGATACAACTGAAGTTCCTTTATTTTTTGGCACATAAATATTACATTGAATAACACCAGCATAGTAATCAGAAGCAGCACCTTGATTTTGTATCGTTGATTGATTAAAACTTAAATTCATAATTATATATTTTTTAGTTTTTCCAGGAGTTGTGAATGGCACATTATCATTAATAACAGAAACAGTATTATCTGCTGCTACTACTGCATCTGTTACTGCTTTTTCAAAAGCTGCTCTGGCATTAACTAAAGTCATAATTACGAAGGTTCAATGTAACGTAAACCAGATCCTTTTTTAATTTTACCAAATCCACTAGAAGGTTTAGCTCCTACGAATATCTTACCTTTATCTCTCATATTATCTTTAATAATTTGACCA